AAGGTCTAGTCGGCCCCACAGGGGCTGATTCCACAGTTGTTGGACCTACCGGCCCTCAGGGCAATCAAGGTATTCAAGGTATCCAAGGCGTGACTGGCCCTACTGGGCCCACAGGTGCGCAAGGTGTTCAGGGTGATATGGGCCCAACTGGTTCGCAAGGTATTCAAGGCGTAACCGGTCCCACAGGTCCCACAGGTGCACAGGGTAACGTTGGACCAACTGGTGTTCAAGGTGTTCAGGGCATTCAAGGTATTCAAGGTATAGTTGGACCTACAGGCCCCACGGGCGCAACTGGTGCCGATTCAACTGTGCAAGGCCCTACAGGCCCCACTGGTTCGACAGGCCCTACCGGCCCTTCTATTACAGGCCCCACAGGTGCCCCTGGTTTCGGTTATCCGTTCTCAGCTATTACATATTCGTTTACTGGCGATAATTCCACGACAACGTTTACGATTGGTTCAGGTTTTGTCACTGACAACATTCTTGTTTACCTAAACGGTGTAGCGCAGAAGCCTACAACAGACTTTACTGTTTCTGGTACTACTCTTAGTTTTGTTGTTGCTCCTGCAAGCGGCCATTCAATTGTTGTTCGTGCATTGAAAGGCGATGGCCCTACCGGCCCTACCGGCCCATCAGTTACTGGCCCTACCGGCCCCACCGGTGCGCAAGGTATTCAAGGTAATCTTGGACCAACAGGTCCTCAAGGCATTCAGGGTATTCAAGGTACTCAAGGCGTAGCTGGCCCCACAGGCCCAACTGGTTCTACAGGCTCTACTGGTGATGTTGGCCCAACTGGTTCTACAGGTCCTACAGGCGCACAGGGTAATCTTGGACCTACTGGCCCCACCGGCGCTCAAGGTATTCAAGGCGTTACAGGCCCAACTGGGGCGCAAGGAAATACTGGTCTTACCGGTCCAACTGGCGCACAAGGTGCTGTAGGAGACCACGGCCCTACTGGTCCTCAAGGTGTTCAAGGTGATCAGGGTATCCAAGGTACCGTTGGGCCCACTGGCGCTCAGGGTATTCAAGGTAGCGTTGGTCCTACTGGTGCACAAGGCACTCAAGGTAATACAGGTTCAACTGGACCTACAGGCCCAACAGGTACTGCTGGTGCAAATGGCGATCGCTATTTAACGACAAGCACTACGTCGCTCACAGTTAGTAATACTAAAAAACCTTAACTATTGGAACTGGTCTTGCGTATAGCGAAGCGCAAAATATCATTGTCAGCTATAACGGTGATACCACCACGCACATGCACGGACCCGTTGTTTCATACAACAGTTCCACCGGTGCTTTAGTTGTCGATATAACAAACCACACAGGTACAGGCACATTTGCTGACTGGACCGTCAATCTTGACGGTGCTCAGGGTGTGGCAGGCCCAACAGGTGCAACTGGCCCAACGGGTGCAGCTTCAGCAATTGCAGGTCCAACTGGTCCAACAGGTTCTACAGGTACAAGTATTACTGGCCCCACAGGTCCTACAGGAACACAAGGTACTGCTGGCCCTACAGGCCCACAGGGTGTTCAAGGTATTCAAGGTATTCAGGGCGTTCAGGGCGATAGCGGCCCAACCGGTCCAACTGGAACACAAGGTAGCGCAGGTTCTGCTGGTCCAACAGGTCCAACTGGTGCGGCATCTACTGTTGCTGGTCCTACAGGCCCACAAGGCACACAAGGCACACAAGGCGTTGCTGGCCCAACTGGTCCTACTGGTAGTGCTGGTTCTGCTGGTACGGTTGGCCCAACTGGTGCGCAAGGTTCACAAGGTCCTACTGGTCCTACAGGCACCCAGGGCGCTCAAGGTATTCAGGGTATTCAAGGTGTAGAAGGTACTGCGGGTCCAACAGGTGCAACAGGCCCAACTGGCACCGGCCCTACAGGACCTCCCGGAACTCCTGCGACGACGACATACACGCGCACAAGCTTCACAGCATCTGCTGCACAAGCTACGTTTAGCGTTACTTATGTAGTTGGATTTGTCGCGGTCTATCAAAATGGTGTGTTCTTAAATGAAACTGATTACACCGCTACAAATGGAACAAGCATTGTTTTAGCCACACCAGCAGCGTCTGGTGACATCATTGAAACGATTGTGTACACAGTTACCAACATTGCTGCGCCTACTGGCCCAACCGGACCAACGGGTGCTACAGGCTTAACTGGCGCAACTGGCCCGACTGGTGCTGCTTCTACAGTTGCTGGCCCTACAGGAGCAAACGGACCTACAGGACCTTCTGTTACTGGACCTACTGGCCCAACTGGTGCTGCAGTAACTTCTGCAACTCAGACATTTACAGGCGATGGAACAACAACTGCTTACACAATTACAACTGGCTACACCGTGGACAATCTGTTTGTGTTCTTAAATGGTGTTTGTATGGCTCCAACTTCTGACTACACAGTAGCTGGAACTACCTTGACATTCACATTTACACCGCTCTCTGGACAAGCAATTGTTGTTCGTCAGATTAAATAATTTTTGAGGTAACCCAATGACCATCGCAGCAATTTTTTCAAAATTTGCCAACAAAGTAAATTCGCTTGGCACAGCGTTCAATGAAACGGTGTTTGCGATTACCGACGGTGTAGCGCCAGATATTAACCCAGCAAACGGGACGATTCAGACTTGGACGTTGGGCGCAAGCCGAACACCTACAGCAGCATCGTTTTTGTCTGGACAGAGCGTAACTTTAATGGTCGCAGGCACAGCTAACACAATCACTTGGACCACGATGGCGGTCACATGGGTTGGTGGAACTGCACCAACTTTGCCTACAACTGGTTTTGGTGTAATTGAATTGTGGAAAGTTAACTCAACAATCTACGGAGCTTCCGTTGGGAATGTAGCCTAATGTTTTTGACCCATGCCTTACGTGCCATTTACCGTGCTGCAGTTGTCACTGGCGACAGTCTGTGGAAATATGTAACTCTGTTATTGAGCGGTACACCCCCCGCAGTTACGTTTATTTCTGATGCCAGTACAAACGGCAACGTATTGACGTTGAATGGTGACACACGCCCCAGTAACTTTAATCCCTACACACCGGGTTACTACAGTAACTTCTTTGATGGTACTGGAGATTATTTAAGTTTACCAAGCAATTCAGCATTTGCATTTGGTACAGGCGCATACACTATGGAAGGTTGGATTTACATAACTGCGGCACCTACATATGTTTCAACTATGTTTGAAGCAGGTGGTGCTACTAACGGTATTTCATTGGGTGTTGCCGCTTCAGGCGCAGTTAATATTGGTAAATATGGTATAGGCAATGTTATATCTAGTACCGCCGGTGATGTACCTTCAAATCAATGGGTGCATGTTGCGGCTGTTCGTGCAAGTACAGCGACTAACGATACTAAAATTTATGTCAATGGAGTTTTAAAGGCCACAGGTACCGACAATAATAACTGGACTGTTATCACATCCCCGACAGTTGGTGGTATTGCGCTAGCCGGTTATGTTACAAATGGATATATATCTAATCTTAGAGTTGTTAAAGGCACGGCTGTCTATACCGCAGCCTTCACGCCGCCCACAGCACCTCTAACCGCAATCAGTGGAACATCACTCCTAACCTGCCAGTCCAACAGGCTTATTGATAACAGCCTGAACAACTTTGCCATTACAAAGAACGGTGACACGACTGTCAGTGGTTTTATCCCCTTCGTTACGCCAACGACTGCAAACGTAAATACTTTGTACAGCACGTACTTTGACGGTACTGGTGATTATTTAAACATTGCAGGTTCTTCAGCAGCGGTTGCATTTGGTACAGGTGATTTCACTATAGAAATGTGGTACTTTGCACAAGTGGCTGGTGAAGCCATGCTTGTAGATTTTAGAGCAGCTAATGGCACAACTTTTGGTTGTATTTATTATGCAGCCACTACAAATTATTTAACATTTTATGATGGTGGTAGTACTTTTTCATCTACAAGTCAGCCAATTGTTTTAAATACATGGAATCATATTGCCGCAGTTAGATCAGGTGGCACTTTACGAATGTACGTAAATGGCGTGCAAAGTTACTCAGGGGCGAATACTTCGTCATATAACGGCAGCAAAATAATAATTGGTGCGCATGTAGACACAACTTTTGATTATTTAAAAGGTTATGTAAGCAATCTTAGAATTTTAAAAGGCACTGGGTTATACACAGGAACATCATTTACTGTTCCCACAGCACCACTAACAGCAATCACAAACACGTCACTCCTAACTTGCCAAGACGCAACGATCAAAGACAATTCGACCAACGCATTTGCTATTACCAGTTTCGGTCAAGCCCAGCCTATTGCTCAATCACCATTCACTCAAGTAACCACTGCACTGGATACAACATACCTTGGCTCTGGGTACTTTGACGGTACTGGTGATTATTTGAGTGCAACACCAACAGCAATAGGGTCGGCAGCTTTTGGTGTTGAAGGCTGGTTTTATGCCCCTGACGTGACTACGCTTAGATTTATTATTTCTCTAGGGTATAACAGCAATAACAGCTTATTTTTGGCAGTTGGTAGCGGAGTAGTGCAACTAACTGTTCAGGACAATAGCGGCGGGTTTCCAATTAACAACGTCACTATAGGAAGTGTTACTACCAATACATGGGTTTATTTTTATTTTGGTAGGGGGGTTACAACCGGCGGTAACGCACCTTGGTACTATGGCCTAAACGGCACCGTTGCTACAAGTACAGCAGGTAGCCCAACGTTTCCATCCAGAAATTTTGAAATTGGGTACGCTGCTACACGCGGGTTAGCCGGGTCTTATTTCCTCGGGAATGTTTCTAATGTTCGTTTGATTGTCGGCAGTACACCTTACACAGCCAACTTCACACCCCCTACAGCCAACCTAACCGCCATCACCAACACGTCACTACTGACTTGCCAAGACGCAACGCTCAAAGACAACTCAACCAACGCATTTGCTATTACCAGTTTCGGTCAAGCCCAGCCTATTGCTCAAAGTCCTTTCACTCAAGTAACCACTGCACTGAACACAACGTTTCTAGGTTCGGGATACTTTGATGGTACTGGGGATTATTTAACTCCTCCTGTTAATGCGGCATTTGCTATGGGAACAGGAGAATTTACTATTGAATGTTGGGTTTATTTTATAAACTCAGTTGCTAATCATGGCGTATTTCAATTAAGTACAAGTCTTTGGCCAGCAGCAACAAGTGGGTTGGCAATTTATGTAAGTGGCGGTACTGGTTGGGGTGCATACTATAACGGCACAGGTAATAATGGAACTCCGGCGCCAATGGTTAATACTTGGTATCACGTAGCGTTAGTTAGAAGTGGGACTACAACAAAACTATATGTAAATGGCAGTCAAATTCTTACGGCGACGGATACTACAAATTACACCGGTACATATTTATCAATTGGTGGTTATTTTAATACTTCATTTTTAATGGCAGGGTACATCTCAAATTTCCGCATAGTTAAAGGCACAGCACTCTACACAGCCAACTTTGCCCCACCAGCAGTTCCATTGACTGCGGTAACAAACACGCAACTGTTGACACTCCAGACAGATCAGCCTGTAGCAAACAAACAGTTCATTGACAACAGCACAAACAATTTCCCAATCACGCAATTCGGCAATACAACCCAAGGTACGTTCAGTCCCTACGGTTCGAACTGGTCAACTTTCTTTGCTACAAATAACTATGTAAGCTACGCGATGAGCCAAGCGTTCACAAGCACAACGAACTTCTGTGTTGAGGCATGGCTATACCCTCGTACAACTACTTCCAATGAATATTATTGGTTTGAAACAGTACAAGGGGGATTATTTTTTGATTCTGCACTTTTACCAAACAATACTATTTTTATCCGTATTCAAGCAGGCACAGGCGCAACATTAACATCTACTGGAACAGTAACTATAAATACATGGAATCATGTTGCTATAACTTATGATGGAACAACACTTAGGGTTTTTATCAATGGTGTTGCGTCAGGTTCTGTTGCATTTACGATGTTTACTGCAACAACTACTCAGTGCATCATTGGGTACAACAATTACGCGCCTGCACCTAGATATTTTGACGGGTACATTTCTAATTGGCGAATGAGTGTTGGAACTGCACGATACACGACAGCATTTACGCCATTAACAACACCATTTGCACCTGATGCCAACACAGCTCTTCTGGCTTTACAAACAAGAAATTTTCTTGACACCAGTCCCAAAGCGCTGACTGCAACAATTACGGGTACTCCTAGCGTTCAAGAATTCAGCCCATTTGGTAACGTTACCCAAACGCCACAAACGTATAGCGGGTTCTTTGATGGTACTGGTGATTATTTACAGACGCCTGCTAGTTCAACAACGGCTTTGATAGGCGGGACAGGTCTAATAACAACAACTTCTACTTTGACTATTGAGTGTTGGATTTATCAAACTCAACGACATACTACCGCCGGATACCCAGTAATGTTCGGTGATATGGGAACTACAGGTAGTATCTATTGGGGGTTTGGTCCTAGTAGTACCGGGTTGTTGACGTTCTATTGGTATACGGGCTCAGAAGTTAAAGCTACTGGTAGCGATACTATCCCTCTAAATACATGGACACATATTGCAGTATCCATAAGTTCAGGCGCAATTAAATTATTTGTAAACGGAAACCTACAAACTATTACTGGCTCTTCAACTACTGGTAATCAGTCTGGAACTTATGGGTATTTGTCATTAGGAATGTTTAATACCGGTGGTGCTGCATTTGCATACTATGGATATATAAGCAACTTACGTGTAACGCGATCAGCCCTCTACACCGCAGCATTCACGCCGCCCACAGCACCCCTAACTGCAATCGCCAACACGTCACTCCTGACTTGCCAATCGCCTACATTCATTGACAGCAGCACAAACAACTTTACGATTACTGCATTTGGTGATTCAAGACCTCGTCAATTCAACCCATTTGGGTTTACAAATACGACAAATCAATCTTACACCCCTGCGCTGTATGGTGGGTCTGCGTACTTTGATGGTACCGGTGATTATTTAACAACTGCTAGTAATTCTGCAGTAGCTTTTGGTACGGGTGACTTCACTATTGAAGGCTGGTTCTATTTCCAAGGTACTATTTCCACATACAAACGCCCTTGGGGTTTCAGTGACGCCAATGACAACATTGAAATTTTTGGAAGCGTACTTAGAGTTGGCGGGGGAACTCAAGGAACATTGATTACTGGAACAGCAACAATCCTTGCAAACACTTGGTATCACATCGCCTTAGTACGCGCAAGCGGTGTTTATAAGTTATGGCTCAATGGAGTGCAAGACGGTGGCTCTGCTACAAACAGCTGGAACTCTGCTGCACGGCAAATGGGTATAGCTGCGTACCCCACCGGGGTTGATCCCATTACTGGCTATGTGTCTGATCTGCGTATTACAAAAACGGCGGTTTACAAATCAAACTTCGTACCACCACTTGCGCCATTGACAGCTACAACAGGTACCACACTTTTGCTCAACATGGACAAAGCTGGTGTGTCAGACAGCAGCCGTTCAAACGATTTAGAAACTGTTGGTGATGCAAAGATTCGCGACGAGACCCCATACGCTGGGTCTTATTACAGTAACTATTTTGATGGTAGCGGAGATTATTTGAGTGCCGCCTCGAATGCAGCCTTTGCTTTGCCGGGCAACTTTACTTTTGAGTGCTGGTTTAATTCAGACAATACAGCAACAACCAGCCAATGGTGTGAAGTTCCAGTTAGTAATGGATTTTCAATATATTACAGCGGTACTCAAATTTTTGTTTCTGCTTATGGTGTAGTTGCTTTAATTACTTATACGTACACTATGCCTGTCGGTGTTTGGACTCACTTGGCTGTAGTTCGTAATGGTACAGGTTCAAATAACTTGGTGTTGTACATAAATGGAGTTTCAGTAGCAACTGCTACAACCAATGTATCTTTTGCGCAAGGAGCTTTTAGGGTTGGCGGGGGAAGTTACATTTTTAAGGGATATATTTCTAATGCTAGATTGATTAAAGGGACAGCACAATATACAGCCAACTTCACACCATCCACTACTCCACTAACCGCCATCAGTGGTACATCGCTCCTGACCTGCCAGTCCAAATCATTGGTGGACAACAGCTCAAACGCATTCACCATCACACGCAACGGTGACGTAGCAGTCAAGTCACAAAACCCATTCCAGAAGAATACGTACAGCAGTATGTTCTTTGACGGTACTGGTGATTATTTAGTCTCGCCATCTAACGCAAGTAATTCGTTAGGCACAGATTTTACAGTTGAAGCATGGGTGTTTCCTACTGTAGCAAGCGGTACGTATGGATTAGCAATTGCTGGAACTTATGACGGCGGTACAAATAGCGGCTGGTCAGTTGTTATAAATAGAAGTACCGGAGGAACATTGGGTGTAGCATTTATACATGCCAACGCGGTGCAATCTTCATATGGCACATATTTAGCCTCAAACGCTTGGACTCATGTAGCAGTAGCCCGCTCAGGTAGTTCGCTACGACTGTTTGTAAACGGAGTAGTAGTAACCACAACAACATATGCCGCAGCAGATTCAATAGTTGCCCCGTTATATGTTGGATCACAAGGTACGGCGTCATCCCTATTTAATGGATATATTGCAGACCTACGGATTACCAAGTCCGCTCGATACACGGCAACGTTTACACCGCCAACAGCTCCACTGCCTACAGCATAAAGGTATAGCATGACTACGCAAATTATTCAGCCAAACGTAGACGCAGACTTCCTTGCGACATTGGCAACTCTGGTCGGCAATCAGACGCTGTCCAACAAAACACTGAAGTCTCCGTTTGAGACCGTAACAGTCTCGCCTTCGGCACCTGCGGCCACGATGCAGTTCGATGCGCTAACCCAGAGCATCCTGTACTACACAGGTAATGCAACGACAAACTTCACATGGAACGTGCGGGGCAACAGCGGCACCACGATGAACTCCCTGCTACAAACAGGTCAGTCCGCTACAGCGATTTTGATAGTAACCAACGGCACAACGGCATACTACCCCACAGCATTTACTGTAGACACGGTATCTATTACGCCCAAGTACCCCGGTGGTTCTCCCATCACAGGTGGTAGCGCAAGCGCTTTGGATATCTACACCCTGACGTTAATTAAGACAGCATCGGCCACGTACACCGCGCTTGTGTCTCAGATCAAATACGCATAAATATGTTATCCGTCAAAAGTACACTCGGCGGGTTTACATCACCTTACGTTTACATCATTCCTGTCGATTCCGTTATCTTCTACAATGGCACGTACTCTGCCCCTGTAGACGGCTGGGATATCTACACAGACGCGGCCAGTAAATTTATTGTTGGCACGGCAACTCAAGGCGAGATTGCTACATCTACAGCAGCCAGTGGAAGTTCAACAGCTACAGGAACAAGTTTATCTACGGCTGGCGCACATACGGGGGGTAGTGTTCTTGTCAGTGGCGGTTCTGGAAGTTTAACTACTTCTCGCAAAAGCGCGGGAGAACATACGCACGCTATTACGGCGGGCGGAACTGCTAGTACAGAATTAAAACCTGTTTGCACAACCATTACTGTATTACGGACTACCACAGAACAACGGTTTTTTCCAGCCAACACCATTCACATTAATGGAACCAATTTGGTTAGTGGTACTCAAAAACTTGCAGCTACTTCTAACCGTTATATATCTGGGGGCAGTGCAGTTACGGATACTGCGGCGACAAGCCACACCATGACTTTGACTGCAGCTAACTATTCTTCTGGTGCGCACGGGCATGCTATTGCTCCGCATGATGAATACGGCACTCCACAACCATTCAGTTTTCAGACCAGCTACTCGTCAGGTGCATCGCCTTCTAACCATACACACGTTGTCACAGCCACCGCCACGATTAATGCACTTCGAGGCAAACTTTTAAAACTCTGGATAGCAGCTTCTAGGCGGCTCCCTGCCAATGCCACAATTGTTATGTACTGCGGAAACTTGTCTTTACTACCACCGTACTGGAAAGTATGTGATGGGACCAACGGCACAATTGATATGCAAGGATATTTTCTTGGGTACGCCACGTCGTCTGCAACAGCGCATGGAGCCGTAACCAGCGAATCAACTACATACACAACTACAGGTCCTACTGCGGCATCTGATCCTTACATCCACTCGCACTATGATCGAAGTGATGTTTATTACACGCAAGTTTATAAGAATCATACTTCGGGTGTATTTACCCACGCCCATACAGTAGCCGGTGGATCGGTGACATCAAACGCACTCCCCGCAAACATTAAACTTGCATTTATCCAACTGGTCATCTAAAGGTACCGCCATGGCTCATACATACATTACTGTTGATTTTTACAACAACGCAGCAAGCTGCAGAATTAACGGCAACGACCATGTCTTTTCGTCTACCGATGCTTTTAAGTATGGTGCGGGTTTTCCCTATGCGGATCAAGTGCGCATTCTTGCCTATGAGCCAGACCGAAATATTTATGTAGTTGAGTACGCCAACGGACAAGTTAAGTCCGGAACAGACTTACATGAAATAGCTTGGATTGCTGAAAATTTAAACACAATTGAAGCAGCGGCTATTCAAGACGAAATTGAAAATCCTGCAGTTCCGGCCCTGACATTGGTAGAAACCCGTAATGCCAAGTTGTACGTTACGGATTGGGTGCTTCAGCGCAAACAAGAAGAAGACTTACAGAATTTACCCAACACAATGTCAGCGGAAAAGTTTGCTGAGGTCCTTGCATACCGCCAAGCGCTTCGCGATATAACCAAGACATATTCTGATATAAAGACGGTGGTGTGGCCAACCGACCCACTCTTATAAAGGATATACATGAAAATTGCCATATACGCCATCAGCAAAAATGAAAAAGAATTTGTAAAACGTTTCTACGAGTCTGCCAAAAATGCCGACCTTGTTCTTATTGCTGATACTGGTTCTACCGATAACACTGTCAGTCTTGCCCGGTCTTTGGGTATTACAGTGCATGATATCGCCGTTAAACCTTGGCGTTTTGACAAAGCCCGTGACACTGCCCTTAACCTGATTCCCGGAGACTTTGATGTCTGCATCTCCCTTGACCTCGACGAAGTCATGGAACCCGGATGGCGAGAAGAAATTGAGCGAGTCTGGAAAGACGACACGACACGTCTACGCTACAAGTTTGACTGGGGTTGTGGAATTAGTTTCTTCTACGAAAAGATTCACCATCGCACCGGCTATCACTGGCACCATCCAGTTCACGAGTACCCCCGCGCTGATAACCGTACAAAGGAAGTTTACGCCCACACAGATATGCTGCTAGTCAGCCACCACCCAGACCCAACAAAGTCTCGTGGTCAGTACATGCCGCTGCTGGAATTGGCTGTTGCAGAAGACCCACGCTGCCCACGCAATGCGTTCTACCATGCCCGTGAGTTGACGTTCTATTCCCGCTGGCAAGATGCTATCAATGCACTGAACAAATACTTAGCCATGCCCGAAGCCAATTGGCAAAACGAGCGATGCTACGCCATGCGATTACTGGCTAAATCCTATGCTGAGCTTGGTCACCATAACGAAGCCTTGAAGTGGGCTCGCCTTGCTGTTGCTGAAGCCCCCGGAACCCGTGAGCCATGGGTTGAATTGTCTTTGGCTACGTACCGCCAGTCTATGTGGGCTGAGTCTTATGCTGCTGCTTTGTCTGCGCTTGAGATTAAGAACAAAGAATTGGTGTATACGATGGACCCCTCGGTGTGGACTGAGAAACCATATGATCTAGCAAGCATTGCCGCTTGGAACCTTGGACTTAAAGATTCTGCTATTGAATTTTGCAAAAAAGCTTTAGAATTCAACCCAACAGACAGCAGGCTTGTATCTAATCTTGCGTCTATGGTTCCTACCGTGGAGTTGACATGATTGGACGATTGATTGCACTGCTGTTTCTAAGCCGTGAATACGCGCACAGAGCACACTTGCGCACAACAAGTTACGCTCAACACGTGGCGTTGGGAGAGTTCTATCCGAGCATTGTAGACATTGCAGACTCGTTGACCGAGGCTTACCAAGGTCGTCATGGCATCATTGAAGACATTCCCATGTTAGAAGAAACAGACACTGGTGAACCAGCGGACGTGTTGGCCCGTCATTTAGAGTCTGTAGAAAAGATGCGTTACACCGCTGTTGAAAAAACAGATACTCCATTACAAAATATTATTGACGAAGCTGTTGCCGAATACTTAAGCACGCTGTACAAACTCAGGAATTTGAAGTGAATGGAAAACGTGGAAACAAAACTTGCCGTGCATGAAGCCGTCTGCGCTGAACGCTACCGATCCATAGAAGATAAATTGGATCGTAACAAAGACCGAATGAAGCATGTTGAATACATGCTCTACGCAGTCATGATTGCTGTGCTATTTGGGCCAGGCGTTGCAGCCAGCTTTATTCAAAAGTTCTTAGGTCTATAGAGGCACAAATGACATGCGTTGGCTGCTCTTACCATGGTTGCTGTTACTGGCAGGGGCTACTGCAAACGAAAGATGTGTCGTTACGGATTTTTATGCACTGAGTTGGATAAGTGAACCAACGATGCGGCACATGCAGTTGTCTCGGTGGTTAACTACAAATGGTGACGCTTGTAATACTAAACAGCTTGCAGGTATTTGGAACAATTTAGCAATGTGGGCAGGTGTTGCGGATAGCGCAGAGTTACGAGGTAAAGTTCTTTATTACTACGCCAGAGCAGCAGAAAGGGAAAAACAATGACGATTGATACGATCAGAATGTTCCCCATGTTGTTGCCTTCTGGTTACCCAGATAAGTACGATGTAGCTGAACGCAAAATGGAAAAGAAATTAGAGCTTGAACGCACACAGTTAGAGCAAAAGAAAGCGCAAATTGCTATTGAAGATTTGGCTTTTGAAATCTACAGTAAGAATGCCGAGCAGACTAGATTAAGAATTGAGATATTTCAAAACAGAAAGCTGGACATTTATGTTTAGATTGCTTTTATTGTTTCCAATTATGGCTATGGCTGCGGAACCAGCACCGCCTATTAAAGCTGTAGTAGCTCGTGTCATTGATGGCGACACTGTAGCAATAGTAGCCACTTGGGTTCCAGACCCTATGAAAAAAGAAATTGCAGTAAGAGTTTATGGCGTAGATACGCCAGAGAAATCCTTTCGAGCTCAATGCGCAAAAGAAGCAGAATTAGGTGCTAAGGCTACTGAATTTACCAAGGCACAGATTGCTAAAGCAAAGAAAATTGAAGTTGCCTTTTTTAGCTGGGACAAGTATGGTGGCCGTGTTCTGGGTGACATTTTGCTAGACAAAGAAAGTCTCAGAATGGCTTTGATTAACAATGGTTTTGCTAGGGAATACTTTGGCGATGCCAAACAATCATGGTGTGAATGATGGAAAACACAAAAGAGAAGCTGACCTTTTACGTCACCTTTATGGTGAGCATTACATTGTGCATCTCAGTTTTGGCCATGGTGACAGCCTTTCTCCTCGGTTTGTGGGCCAAAGAAGTGGACAACGGGGAAATATTCAAGATGATCAGTCCGGCATTCAGCACACTGATCGGGGGCATGATCGGGTTTCTAAGCGGGATCAAACTTAACCAAACTGAAGATGAGAAACCAAAGGAGAAATAAATGCTAGGACTAGACGCACTAATGCAAGTGGGCGGCAAGCTCATTGACAAACTTATTCCAGACCCAGAGGCCAAAGCCAAGGCCCAGTTTGAACTGGCCAAAATGGCGCAAGATGGTGAGCTGGCCAAAATGGCCAATGAAACTAAGCTGTTTGAAGTTGAACAGGAAAACGTTACTCGGCGTGCTGAAGCCGATATGGCTAGCGACTCTTGGCTGTCTAAAAACATTCGCCCCATGACCTTGGTGTTTCTTCTGGTGGCCTATTCTGGTTTTGCCATTGCATCAATCTTTGATCTAGAAACCCGTGGGGCTTATGTTGAATTACTGGGCCAGTGGGGTATGCTGGTCATGAGTTTTTATTTTGGCGGACGCACTATGGAAAAGATTGCTGACAGGGTGAAGAAATGAATTTGACTGAACACTTTACACTTGAAGAACTTACGCACACAGACCACAGAGAGTTTGATAATATTCCAAATGAAAACGAATTGGAAAACCTCAGACGGCTTGCATCCTTCCTCGAAGAAGTCAAAACTGCACTTGGCGGAAAACCCGTCATGGTCAACTCAGCTTTTAGAAGTAAGCAGGTTAATGATGCTGTGGGGTCTAAAGATACTAGCCAGCATCGTATTGGTTGTGCTGTGGACATCAGGGTTCCTGGATTGACACCTGATCAAGTAGTTAAAACAATTATTGCTTCTGGTTTACCCTATGATCAAATCATTCGTGAGTTTGACCGATGGACACATTTAAGCATTCCAAACACTCCAGATACCAAACCTCGCAAGCAAGCTTTAATTATTGATAAAGCTGGTACTAGAATTTATGCTTGATACACACCCAGTTTAATGGGAAAATACTCAGGTGTTTTTTAACAATGTAAAGGAGCCAATATGGCAATCGGTTTTGATCAATTTATGGAAGCAACAGGCGCTGAACTAGTCGCTGGCAATATCATCGTAGGCATCATGGCTGGCCGTAAAAAAGTTGGTAGCTTAGATGATGACGGTGTTTTTAACCTGAACGACGATGGCAAAGCTTTGGCAGATGAAATTGAAGCTGGTGGTAAAAAAGCAACAAAGGCTAAAAAAGCTGACACTGCTGAAGCCGCTCCTGAAGCTTAATTAAGAAGGTGGGATCATGCCCGGTTTACGTATTGATAATTTTTCCGGTATCGTACCGAGGACTGGTCCCACTGCGCTTGAGGGAAACCAAGCCCAGATTGCTAATAACGCCAAGCTGACGTCTCTTGAGATTCGTCCTTGGAGAACTCCGACCTTAGAATACACGCCCAATGGCGGCGCTAGTGTTCAGTCTATATTTAAGTTTAGTGGGCCCTCTGGCTCATCGCCTGTATGGCTTGAGTGGAATTACGATGTAGATGTTGTTCCTGGCCCAGTGGCTGATTTATCCGAATTTCGTCTGTATTTTACGAGTTCAGGGTTTACCCCTAGGAAGACTAACTGGGCACTTGCTACCAGTTCAGCAACAGCCCCCTATCCAAACAACTATTATGAGATGGGTGTCCCTGTTCCCGCTGGTGCGCCTTCTGTCACGAAAGCCGGTACTGGTACTGCGCCAACTGAAGACCGCTCTTACATCTATACATATATCACCACATTCGGTTCTGTGGCAGAAGAGTCTGCCCCTAGCCCAGCAACTATTATCTCAGGGGTCAATACCTCAGGTGACTCTGTAACGATTACAGGTTTTTCTACCCCACCTTCTGGCAACTACAACTTTACACACCGCCGTATCTATCGGTCAGTGATTGGAGCTACGACAGCTTCATATTTGTTTGTGGCGGAAATTCCAATTGCCACGGCGACTTATGTAGACACTAAGACAATTGCCCAGCTTGGCGCGGCGCTCCAATCCCTCTACTACACGCCACCTCCAACTACCCTACAAGGTATTGTGGCAATGCCTAACGGTTTACTGGCTGGGTTTACAGGCAATCAAATCTGGTTCTGTGAGCCTTACTTACCTCATGCTTGGCCTGCTCCATACATGCTAACCACTGACTACCCTATTGTAGGACTTGGCGTGTTCGGTAATTCTTTGTTTGTTGGCACCACGCGCAATCCTTACATGGTAACTGGCACAACACCGTCCAGCATGATGCAAGAGAAGCTGTCACTTGTGCAACCTTGCGTGTCCAAGAAGTCCATCGTATCTGACCAGTATGGTGTACTGTACGCCAGCCCTAACGGTTTGGTGTCTATCGCTCCAGGTTCACAAGAAGTTATGTCTAACGCCTTGTACACTCGTGAAGAATGGCAACTCTTAAACCCGACAAGTATGATAGGTGCCGTTTACAACAACATGTACTTTGGTTTTTACCAAACAATAGCTGGGGCTCGTAAGTCCATCATCATTCTGCGTGGGGATAACCCACCACTGGCTACGTTTGATTCCAACGCCAAAGCCAAGTTTGTAGAACCTGTAACTGGCACAGTGTATTTTCTGTCTGCTGCGGACAACAAAATTTACTCGCTTGATACCAACGCAGCTGCTAATACTGTGTTTACATGGCGATCTAAGAAGTTTATCCACAACCGACCTACAACTTATGCTGCACTGCAACTACACGCAGACTACGTGTACATGGCGGCTAACGCTGGTTCGTACTTGACAGTCAACTTGTACGCTGAAGGCCAAGGCGTGCTGACGATCAACATGACTAGCGATGAACCCGTCCGTATTCCCAACGTGACTCGTTCGTACTACTGGGAAATTG